GGTTTATCGAATCTTACAACAAGATTTTTTAAAAAGGAATGTTGAAATTGAAAAAATTTCATGGCAAAGTAAAAAGCGTACAGTTTGTCATTTTACCTGTATGTTCTTGTTCTTGTGAGACGAAAATAGCGACGGTTTGAAGTGGCCGTCGCTATTTTCTTATCCAAATCATAAAATATTGTATTAGTGTTCCATATCGTTATTTTGATGGAAAAATGCATGTTCTATCATGATATCAATATGAAGAAGAACATCCCTAATATCATTAAGAACTTTAACTATTTCATCGTCTTTATTCATTATTTATAATTTCCATAATAAACCAATATACATATTCCTATCAGAAACATAAAAGCCATATTAGTAAATGAGCTTATATTATTCAGACTACTGAGATAGTTCATATTATATATCTTTTAGCTTCTTTGGACGGCCACGATTTTTTTTAACAGGATTTTCTAATAAATCTAACCTTTCTTCAATAGAGTCTAAATAGGTTAAAGAATCTTTTGCATAGTTTCTATAATTTCTATAAATCTTTAAAAGAAAAATACCAAATATAATCATAAGTATTGCATTCATAGGGTGTATGTAAAAAATATCTTTTAAAATATCCATCTTAATGTCCTCTCATTTGTCTTTGTGCATCACTAAACATAAGGGTCTCTATAATAAGATAGGCCGGGCTCTTACCCATCATCATTGCCATCTCTTCTATCGATCCCCTACCTTCTTCCCATTTTTCAAGTGTGGGTGTCTTAACACCGTTTCTTGTTTTAAGTCCATCTAAATATTTTGGATTAGCATTCACGTACTGATCTATCATTGATGAAAGAGGTTGTCCAAAATATGTTTCAAATTTATCGTCTATCATTTTAGTCTCCATTTTAGATTAAGTTTGGGTTGTAACCTTATCATAACCATGATATAAATTAAATGTCAACTAAAAAGGATAAATTGATGATTATTAAAAAAAGAACTCAGAAAAATATTTCTTATAATTTATGGGCTGTCAAACAAGCTATAAACATGTTTCCAAGTATATCTTCTTTTGCAAAAGCTGTTGGAGTTTCTCAGCCTGCCGCCTCTGGTTGGAACGCTGGAATTAAGCGGCCTTCAATAGATAATGCTAAGAATATTGAAATTATAACAGAGAGCAAAGTTAAATTTAATGATATATATCCTACCTTAATTTTATAAAAAAATAAAAAACCTATTGACTTACATATAACCTTACTATAACCTAATAATATTAGAACTAAGGAGGCATCTATGGAAAATAAGTTAATGGATTATATCGAACAACAATACGGTTCAAACATTGCATTGCAGATTAAACATTGTGAAGGACAAGAAAAAATTGACCTCATATGTGAGGAAATAGATTTTGGTCAGCCAATTGAAGAAGAAGTCCAACAGCTAGATTTAGAAAGCTGGTTTGGAATTGATGAAAAACTAATCATTGAACAACAAGAAAAAGAAGAGGCCGAATATCAGGAGTGGAAAAAACATAATAGCGATCAGCGGTGGAATATCGTTTTAGAGGGGAAACTATAATCATGTCACTAGATTATACAGATACACAATTAAGATTACATGGTCTAGGCGGAAGCGATGCCGCTGCTGCATTGGGACTTAATAAGTATAAAACGCCGCTAGAGCTGTACAAAGAAAAAATAGGGGAATCTGAACAGGAATTCGATTTCAATACTCTTGTGAAGTTTGCTAAGGGCCATGCTGTAGAAGATATTGTAAGAAAAGAACTTGCAAATGAATTAGGACTTAATTTTATTGATCGTAATCAACGTGAGGATAAAGGAAACTTTATTCACCAAGATTATCCTTTTATGCGCTGCTTTATAGACTTGATGTCAGAAGACGGCTCTTATTTTGGGGAGGTTAAGTATCATGAATCTAAAGAATTGGACCCTGAATTATGGGGGGATGAGAATTCCGGTAATATTCCTCAGATTTATTTCATCCAAAATGTTCACTGTTGTATGGTTACAGAATCACATCTTCGTCGATTTGATCCAGATTTTCATATAGAGGAATATCATACACATTTAGTTCACTTTAATGGATTTCAGAATGTCAGAAAACATTATGTCTATAAAAGAAATCCTGATTTAGAAAAGAAACTTCCTATTTTATTAGGAGATTTCTGGAATCGCATACAAACAAAAACGCCGCCAGCTCCTGTAAAATATGAAGAAGTTTCGCTTGTGTATCCTAGAAGCAAACCTGTTTCAAAAGTTGCAGATAACCGTATTCTAAATATGGTGAAAGAACTTGATGATATAAAGAAAACATTAAAGGAACTTGAACAAAAAGAAAACGAATTTAAAAAAGAAATCACTGTTTTTATGGAGGAGGCAGAAGTTTTAACAACCGGAGAAGGTATAAAAATTGCCTCTTGGAAAGAATCAAAGCCAAGGGAATATTTGGATACAAAGAATCTAAAACTCCAAGAACCTGAGTTAATACAAAAGTTTACAAAAGTGAGCGAACAAGGTGTTCGTACATTCAGAACATACTAAGGAAAATAAAATGAATAATTCATTAAGAAGTCTACTACCAAATAAATCACTTTATGAAATTGATAAGATTCTTTTAGACGAGCATACAAAGATTCTTGATAGAGATTTGAAAGGTCGTGTATGTGGAGTTAACAAAATAGAATATTACAAAGCAACTATCAATATGATTGAACGCATACTGGAGGAAAAAAAATGACATATTCACCATCAAATATAACAGAGGCACAAAGCATTTTTAAATTATTAAGAATGGGGGTCGGATACAATTTGTTTTACACAAAAAATATTTCTGAAGGAATGTATATAAATTCAGATGTAAGTTCAGATGTTAGGAATAACACGGTTCATGGAAGGTTATGGGTAGCAAGCGATAGAGGTGATTATTATGATCATTCCGTTTCTATAAGTGCTAATGCAACCCCTATGTCTATAGAAAAAAAGATTGGTGAAATAACACAATCATTTATTAAAAAAATGAATAATGAAGAGGCATAAAATGAGCGACATAGTTAAACAAAAGAGATTTTCTCTTATTCCTGAAAACTTAGCACAAGCTATGGAGTTCGCTCAGTTAATGGCAAAAAGCGACTTTGTTCCAAAAGAAATGAAAGGGAGACCGGAAAATATCCTTCTTGCTGTTCAAATGGGATTAGATGTTGGATTAAATCCCATTCAATCGGTACAAAATATAGCGGTTATTAATGGAAGGCCAGCAGTATATGGAGATGCTTATTTAGCAATTATACAAAGTAGTAAACATTATGAATATCATAAAGAATGGTTTGATGATGATACCATGACTGCACATTGCATAATGAAAAGAAAAGGGTCTGACGAACATCATACAAAATTTTCTCTAGATGATGCACTAACAGCAGGTCTTTATAAAACAGAAGAGCAACTTGAACGATTAAAAGAGTATGATAAAAACAATAAAACTTCATATTTTAACAATTATAAAAAATCTCCATGGTGTAAATATCCAAAAAGAATGTTGCAATGGAGAGCTAGAATTGGAGGAAAAGATAAATTTTCAGATGCATTAAAAGGTCTTATTCCATATGAAGAAGCTATTGATTATAAAACAATTGATGTAACTCATAATTTTGAAGAAGAACCAAAAAAAGTTGAAAATAAAGTTATGGACGCCTTAGATCAAAAAATTCAGGAACGTGAGATATTAGACCTCGAACCTAAATATAAATGTGTTTATTCATTGGAAGATGAAAATGATTGAGATCATAAACTTACTCATTCGTTTTTTTGGGTGTGCAATGATAATTTTATCAATTATTACTTTAGCTGGAATAATGTCCCATTTTTATAAGAGGAAAAAATAATATGGACCCAGAATACATATCCATAGAGGCCCTGCTATCCTTCTACGAAATTGAAACAAAGAAAAAACTGTTTAAATTACGGGACCAGGGATTTTTCGAGGCGGCACTTAATTATATTGAATATATTAAGCTACTTGGGGAGATAGACAAAAATTCCAACGTAGAGAGTCACCCGACCGAACATTTTATTTTATCAAAGCACATATTAGACGAGTGGTTTGATGAATCTCAGGAAATTCAATCCATACTAAAACGAATTTCTCATAAAAAGGCAAGATTTATTAAAGAAAATTTTTATATTTTACCGTTTGATAGTGTAATAGGAATTTTTATTGTTTACATGGGCGTCAATGATGAAGTGGAATCGACATCATTTGTTTACAAATTTAAGAATTATCCTGTTGAGTCGGATGAGTATATAGGAATTGCTAAGAAAGGTATAATCGACTCACTTACTAAAGTTATAACTGATAGAGTCCTGCCAAAAACTGAGGGAGAAGAATAATGAAAGATATAAAACATACATTCAATAATATCGAATATATCGTCGAAGTGCTCAGGTGGGCAAGGAAACGTGGTATGGAAGCCGAACATGATAGCAATGATGACAACCCGATGTATTGGACTGTTATAGTTTTTTCAATTACTTATTTATTGGAAGAATTGGATAACGAATTAGATAGAATAAAGGCCGCATTAAAAAATGATTTATGCAAAGAAAAACCATAAGAACCTTTACGTTAAGAGAGAATTCATCCTAACTGGAGGATACGTTCAAATTATACGATGTGATTATCAAGCAGGATTTTTCCAAGTAATATATAGAGAATTTGACATACATGAGTACATTTTAGGGGAGTTAAAAAAAATTAATTATGAAGAATATTTGAAAATAGCAAATCTAGAAAAATGTTTTTCAAATGGAGTATTAAGGTCCAAAAAGATTTATGGTGGTAACCATGGAGGATGGGTTGTTTTAGTGTCTAGGGATTGGATGGGTGATGATGATTGTCCTGTTGATTGTGAATTTTGTGTTGGAAATTCGTGTAAAACTTTTAACATATTATTTTCTGATGACATTCCATTAGGTTGGAGAGAGGGAGCAAGATCACACGAATTAACAATTGAGGTAGCCCATTACGTGCCGCATCACTGGCATGGAGAATAGCAATGAATGACTTATACTATAAGGGATTCCGTTGTGAGATTGAACATATCGATGGAGACTCGTTCGTTGGTAAATTTATGGATGATGATTCTCGTCTATTAGCATCAGACGTTGGCATTAAAGGTATTGAAATAGCTTTTAGAGAGGTTGTTGATGAGTATATCACAAAGAGATATATAGAGTTAGGTATAATACCTTTTTAATGTAGAAATTGGATAATTATGTTAAATGATAAATTAATTGCTGAGTTAAACGTAATTGCATCTGACATAGCTCAAGAGGTTATGAATAATTTTGATATGCCCGATGAAGACAAATGATGATGTTATTATCTATATAATTATGTTATTAATCTAACACCCAAACTGATTAATAGGAATAGAATGAGCAGAAAGTTTTTATATCGCGATGAAGTAGAAAAAATTTTAGATTCGTTTAAACAAATGTCCCTAACTAACTACCCTGTTCGAGATTATTCAATGATGCTTTTGGCGTATCGCCATGGAATGCGCGCAGCTGAAGTTGTAAATTTAAAGTGGTCTGATATAGACATTAATCATCAAAAAATTTATGTTCATAGAGTTAAAAACAGCAACCCCTCATGGCAAAGCCTTGGTGAATCCGAAATAAAATCTTTAGAAGAATTAAAATGTTTTTATAAAGATAAATTCAAAGATAAATTTTATAGCAAAGAATATATATTTTTGTCTTCTAGGACAGGAAATAAGATGTCCATGCGTTCGTATCAATATATATATGAAAATGTAAAAGAAAAATTAAATTTGCCACGACTACATTCACATATGATGCGTCATTCATGCGGATACGAGCTTGTAAATAAGAATGTGCCCCTAAGAGTCATTCAAGACTACTTGGGGCACAAACAAATACATCATACGGTCGCCTATACAAGGCTAAACCCAGAAAAATTTAATCAAGTCCAAACTAATGTTTGGTTTGACTAGAATCAAGAACAGGGAGACTATCTATGAATCTTTTTTCCTGTGATGCACTCATTGTAGAGTGAAGATTTCCAACATTTTTATACATATTAAGAGAAAGGTAATAATTAACAGCGGCAGCAACTCTTGTTTCTGCCCATACTAGATTAATTAATGGTAATTGTTTTTCTTCAGGAAGCGTGCAAACTTCTAAGTAATCATCCGTTTGCTTAAAAAATGTAAAAAACTTTTTAAAGGGCAAGCGGGCAATAGCAGGTAAACAATCCTTTATAAGATCATCTCTTTGATTATATATATATTGTAATTCCGCTTGATCCATTTTACATCTCTTTTTGTTTGGGTGATACACCTATATAATATAAAAAAAAGGATGTCAACAAATTTATAAAAATTATTTCATTTGCTGAAAAGGGTCGTATTATGCAATAATTTTATGATGATTGGGAGAAAATCATATGATTTGTTATTTAAAGAAACTATTCAAAAAAAAACCAAGAGTGGTGGTGATAGATAATATATATATCATGAAATCCACTCAGAGACTTCCTTAATATCAAGTTTTTTAGCAAGTTTCATTAATCTTCCTATCCATTCTATTAATTTAGGGCATTTTTCTTCCTCTCCATCTTTTTTTCTACAATAAAAATCAATTTCGTCCATTGTTCCAATTTGCGGATTAGGAAAACTAGGGCACCCTCTTACCTCTTTCGCGATTGTGCATCCATTCACGAACATCACTCCCAGTAGGAGGGGGGGCAGCATCAATTTTTTCTTCCATTTCATAAATAATGTCTTTCTTTTTATCGTGCTTTTTTATAAAAAATATAATAATAAAAATAATTGATAGTGTTATTATAAAAATAATAATACCTAAAATTATTTCAATATTAATCATTTCCTTTATCCTTTTTAACGGCTCCAATCAGACCTGCAACAATGTTTATCATTCCAATAGTAGCTATTTGTAGGTCTCTAATATAAACGTCAATATTATCTGGTGTAAAATACATGATTGACCCACCTATAAACGTTATAATACCTATCCAAGTGCTTGTTTCTCCTAGACGACCTTTTATAAATTGAAGTATGCTACTCATATTTTTTATCCTTCTGTTATGTTATGATTGGTAATTTAAGTAATCTATTTAACCACCCCTTTAAAAATTTGTGTTGAGATGGATTACTAACAACTATCTCCTGATAATATTGACCCATAAATATTATGAAATTATTAATAATAAAATCAGCATCACAATTATTTGCAACAGATGATGTGTGCTTTCCTAAAATCCCGTCAACTTTTAATTTATTTTGGCCTAATGAACTGTTTGTAGAGGATTGAAAATTTTTAATAACCAGACGAGAATCGCTCATTATTAGACAGTCAAATAATTTGGTTATAAGTTTTTTATTTTCCAACAATCTTAGATTATAAAAATCCCAGTATTGTCTTCTATAAATTGACTTGGCTTCTTTTTTATCAAGAGAAAAAATTTTATCTCTCGTAGGTTCCCATGAAATTTCTTTAGTTCTATAAAGTGATTTTAAAAATCTTTGAGAGAGACCAAATTTTGTAGGACCCCCACTATCGTCAGGATGATCAACAAATCCGCCTTCAGTATCAAGGATATATTCTATAGCAAAATCGAAGTTTTTATTTTCCATTTTTTCTCGTAAAAATATGTCTCATAGGTTCTATAATATCTTTATATAAATAATAAATAATATTACTCATAATCTTCTGGCCTTATATCAGAACTTCTTATTGAATTTAATATTGCCTCATCGTTTATTTTATTCACAACATCTAGATTTTTTAAAAAGTCTGTAGCCCTCCTCAATGAATTTCTTCTTGAAAGAATATCTGTTGTGTCCGCTTGATCTTGTAAGGCATTTAAATATTCTCTATCTAGTTTTTCAAAGATTGGTTCACGTTTTTTGCGAATTATACTTAATTTTTTGTCTCTTGCTCTTTCACAATCTATCGCAATTTTTCCGTTATACACAATCCATGCCGCGCGATGCGTAAGGTCTTGAGGAATATCGTCATCTTCTATTTCTATATAATTTTTACCTTCTGGAATCATCTTGGAAATGAGAAGACTTTTATATTCCTCATCCGTCATAGGACCCAATGATTTCTCAAGTTGCTCTTTAGAAACAGGATATGCTATAACTGCACGTCCATCTGTTGAAGAGTATAAAAATTTCATTTTGAATTTTCTCCTAAATTATAGATCACCGTGTGCTGAAAAATGAAGTTTATTAGTGTTTTTAAATGTCGAACCTGCATTATTTAATATATAAAATCCACAAGAACCAATGGCTTGACTTCCATTTCGTATAAGTGGAGCGCGCATGTCTACACCTGTTGTTGCTGTATTTTCACAGCACGCAGATACTTGATAATTAACACTCGAAAAGTTGGGGGCAAATTGTATAGTATAATTTCCTGATGAAATGTATGTTCCACCAACCATATTATAGCTTTCGATTACCGATGCTTCACCAAATCCATTTATTGTCCCCCACACTTTTGCAGAACTAGGGTGAAATTTTTGAAGTGCAGGCGTTGTATATACTGAAGTGAGTGAACCCGCTTCCATTTGTGCTTGTGTTGCAGCTAAAGTTGTCCAGCTTGCTTGTTGTGCACCATCTGTTGTTAAGGCTTGCCCGACTGTTCCATCTGCTAAAGGGAAAGCATATGGCGTCCATGTAAGAATATTTGGTGATGATCTAAACATAGCTTGGCCTGATAATGAGGCATCTCGTGAAGGTAACGTCCATACAGCCGTAGTTGAAACATCGTCAGGTGCCTGAAAGCCAACATATGCGTTGCCGTTAGCAGGTAATTCATATAATTTTAATGAACGGCCGCCTAATCTGGCTTGTGATGATTTTAAAATATAAAGAGCAGCAGCAGTTAAGGACGCTGTTAAACTTCCACTATCCAAACTTATAGTAACGGTTGTATCCGGAGCAACATAAGTCGATGAAACAACTGCCCCATAATATGTGGCAGCGTCATTTACACGAATACCTCTTCCATCTATATATTGATCGGTAAAATCTCCGACTAATGTAAATGTAGTGGCTCCTGTTCTTGTGGGCGTATAACCATAATCAAACCAATCTGCATTTTCCCATTGGGTTCTTATGGCTGCCATGTTTTCTCTAGCACAGTTATTTACAGCGCTTGGAGCCATTCCCTCAGGCCATCCGTCTGGTGGTGCAGCATTATTACTCGCAGCCGTTTTAGACCATGTCGAAATTGCACTCATCGTATTCCTCCTAATTTTGGTAGAACATATTTTTTATAAACTGAGGATAATTTTGAAACATAGTTAGGGTCAGTTGCATAACCTGCTTTAGATAAAGACATAAAAGCTTCTTCAGGTGTTTTTGCACTCATAACAGATTTATATCTTGGTTTTTGCATTAGGTTTTTATATTGCATTAAAGAATCTAACCAGTTTTTATTGACCCCAAAATCGCTGTTTGTAGATTGCATTCCATTATTCATATATTCTTTTGTCGGCATATTTACAGACCCACCAGTACCGGGGGATTTAATGCCAAATATATTTCCATATTCTGAAGCAAGATTTGAGGGTTTTCCCATTAAGCCAGACTCAAGAATAGCTTGGGCAGCTCCAACCCCTTGCATATTTGGATTATTAGGAAAAACTGCACCCAATCCGCCCATTAATTGATTAATTGAAGGGACATTTCCAATGGGTGATTGGCCAGTAGATTGATTCGTATTTGCTAATGGCGAGATAGAATTTGGATTAAAAACATTTGTTAATCCTGCTTCGGAAGATGAATAAACATTTCTTCCGCTACTTGGAATTCCTGTATTTGGGTTTATCCATGGTTGTGCAGGAGAACCTCCTTGAGACGATAGCATTCCTCCACCCCCTGTTTGTCCGAATTGAGAGGCAATGCTTGATAACGCTCCCATCATATTCTGACTATCTTGACCACTTTGTTGCTGTGCAGCTTGTTGTGCTTCTTCTGTAATTTTTTTATTATATGCCTGAGATTGTGCAATAGCACTTAACATACCACCAATATCCCCTCCACCTCGCTGTGGAATATGCTGAATGGGGATGTTTTCGAATGCCATAGGTTGATAATTATATTTTTGTCTCATTGTAGTCCAATTTCCCTATCAAATTCCTCATACGGGTTTTCTGTATCATATATTGCAATATCATCCTCGTTTTGTAAGGTAAGTCCAATTTCCCTATCAAATTCCTCATACGGGTTTTCAACTGCTTGAACAGGAACGTTTTTAGTTTTATTTATTTGAGGAGGACTACTCTCAGTTTGAATGTTTCTTTCAGGGGATTGTGCCATTTGTGTTGCTGCTTCTATCCCTGCCATTCTATAGGGGTCTGTATAACCGACAAATTTTTCTGGTGAAAATTCTTTCATTAATTTTGCGACTTTAGAATTCATGCCAGCACCTGTTAAAGCTCCTGCTGCCAATGATGGAACTTTGGCTACTTTTGTTCCCATATCCAATATTTGCTTCCATAATTGATCATCGCTTCCTGCTTCCATACGACCATATTTAGTAAGCAATTCTTTTTTTGTCGGAAGTGCCGCAATATCTTTTCCTTGCTCTGCAAATGAACTAATAATATTTTTTATTTCATCAGGAAAATCTTCATTTTTTTGTAATAAAGTAGATAACTTCCTTTCAATTTGACGAGCTGCAAGTGTTGGATTTTTATTTACAGGAAGGCTTTTTAATACATCATCGGCAAATATTCCAAGACGTGTTGTTGTTAATGCATCATCTAATCTCGGGTCAATATTTGTAAGAAATTCGCGAACAATACTGTATTGTTCAGTTTTTCCTTTTGCTCCTTTGTCTGCATTTTTCATAATGTGAAAGAGATCATCTCTGAACGTATCTACGCCTTTTGCCCCCCATTTTTTCGGTAAATCTCTATATGCCTTTTTAACTGCGGCGGCTGAATCGGTTAATGGTTTTTCTCGCAAGATAGACGGCAATTTTGTTGATTCTGGAGGTGCATAGTAATACATCCCTTCTATTGGATCAAAAATGCTGCCGGGAGAAGGTGAGGTCGATTTTATGATAGCTCTATTCTTTTCAGGAAGATTTTGTAATTTATCAAATAATACAGCTAATTTTTGTTTTAAAGGCTCCGTTGTCACAAATTTATCTTTAAAAATTTCATTTTTTAATAAATTCGCATTTTTACCGGCGTCCTTCATGGTATTAAGTTCAGTTTTTAAATTACCGATATAATCATTGGCGCGGCCATGAAAATAGTCAGAAGCCTGATTGATAATTTTCATTCCTTGTTTTCTATTAAGAACACCCTGTATTTTTCCTTCCTGTAATGGTGTAATTTGAGAAGGAATTTTAGCGTCTTGGATAGCCTTAAGCCTATTATAGGCGGTCCCTGCAACAGAAGGTGCTACAAATGCGCCTGCTAATCTTCCGACAGGTTCTAATTCAGGTGCTAATGATTGTGCAATATCTCCAACACCCTGTGCACCTATCCCACTTGCTATACCTGCTGCAACTCGCGGACCTGCACGTGCAGCTTTTCCTAACACTCCACCGGGGACTGCAAATTCGCCAATGCTTTCAATATATTCAGCGGGTTTTGATTCTGGGATATTCCATGGCAAATTTTCTACACCTTTAGACAAATAGCTTGGACCCATTATATGCTGTAAATATCCGCCAAAACCGGGAGCTGTAGTTCTTTGTCTCAATGGGGCACTTGTAACGCCGTACATTAAATCAAGAAGTCCGGCACCTCCCTTTAACGCACCGCGTGTAAAAGGCTTTACAGCAATATCCATTGGATTTGTTGCTTCCTGAATTTGCTGCAACACATCATTTATATTTTTTGAATATTGTGTATTTTGTGCCATTTTATTGACCTTGACTCAAATAATTTTTTATAAGTTTTAGTTTATGATCTTCTCTAATTTTTTTAATTTTTCCTAATTTTTGTCTAAGATCAAAAGGACTTTTTCCTGTTCGTAAAAATTCCTCATTCCATTTATTTTGAGCTGCCATAGACCTGCTGTTAGCAGCTTCATAAGCAGGTAAGACGGCTGAATTTAATCCAAGAATTTTTCTGATACCCTCGGGAGTATTTTTGAATGATGCTGTTATAAGAGGTAGAAGATTTAATATTTCGCCTTGTGTAATACGAGTGACCCCCCGTCTTCTTAATTCAGTTATAGCAGCCGGAACAAGTTGTTCTAATGCTTTCATAAATGCTTCTTGGCTACCTGAATTTTCAAGATCAAACATATTGGTGAAAAATCGAACGCCTGACTCTACATATTGTGCCCCCGGGCCTGAACGAGGATCAAATCCGGGGGTGTCCATAATTGCCAAAACTTCATTTCCTTTTGCAGCAGTCTCAAATTGTGCCTCTGCATCATTTGCAAACCCCTCTATTAAGGCATTTGCACCTTTTGCAATTTGTTCTTGCTGCGCTTTATAAACAGGATTTTCAAGAATACGCTGTTCCTGGTCCTTTATACGTTGTTCCTGTTCCTTTCTCATTTCATTGTGATATTTTTTATTTTGTTCTATAAAATCATTTTTAAGTTTTGTGGCTGCCACCAAGTCTCTGTCGGCGGTTTGAATAACATCTTCTAATTGATCTCTGTATAAACCGGTCCCTGGAATAATGCCTTCAGATTGCGGCAACATTTGTTCTGATGGGGAGCCCTGCTGTGGTAGTGATGCCTCTTGTGGCATTCCAAATGATTGAGGTGATGGAGCCGTCCCTTGATATCTTTTTTTAAATTCTTCAGCCGCTTGTTGACGCTGTTGAGCTTCCTGCTGTTTCTGCATCATCTCAAAATAAATTTGCTGTGTTTTTGCTGCCTTGAGAGGGTCTTGAGGCTGCGGCATACTTTGGAGCATGCTTTGTGCGCCGGCCCCAAGTACTCCAAGCACATCAGGAGCATTCGAAGAACCCATCCCCGCTAATATTGCTCTTCCTTGAGGAGAGGTGAAAAATTTACCTGCTTTGCTTAGAAAACCTTCTTCTTCATCCTGATTTCCTAGCATTCCTTGAAGTTGTGGAGTTTGTTGCATTCCGTTAAAGGGCGGCATTTTTATCTCCTAGATACTATTCAACAGGTTGTTCATCATTTCTCTTCTTGAGTTTCTTGAAGGACCCATTTTTGGTGCTGTGGCTCCCAAACCAAATCCTTCCATCGATGTCGGAAAATCAGGAAGTGACGGTTGCTCATATTGAGAAAACTGTTGACTTTGAGGAAATTGCTGACCTTGCGTAAACTGAGACAATTGACCTGTTAATTGATCACTATATCCGGTTCCAAATCTTTCAGGAATTTGCATCGGCATTTCACCAAATTGATTGTCTGCCTGTGGCGTCATTTGTTGCTGCATCATTTGTTGCTGCATCATAAAATCATTAAATGCGCTCTGATCAAATCCTTGCATTTGGGGGTCCATTTGATCATCTTGATTATCTTGATTATAAGGATTAAAGTAGTTTTGACTCCACATTCCATTATAATTATTCATCTTTTAATTCCTTTTTATTATGAAAATGCACCCAACAACCCACCACCAACGCCACCAATCACAGCACCCCACGGACCTGCCATACTACCCATTGCGGCGCCTGAGCCTGCTCCCTGCAATATGCCTGCCATACGATTTCGTTTTGGAACAGGCATTGTTGGTTGTATTGGAATTTGTCCTGTTGTAGATCCACCATAATTTCCCTGAATCATATTGAGATACTGTTGAATACGATTGGCATACTCTGATTGTTCAAAATCATGTCTTTGTCTCGCTTCATTAATTTTTTCCTGAGTCAATTCTTCACGAGCTGCTCCCACATCTGCTAATTGTGATAGATCAAGATAATCTTGTTGAGCAAGACCAGGGGCGAACATAGCGGCCCGCATTTGATTAGTTCTTTCTTCCCCATATTGATTAGCAAAAGCATCTGCTATAGCGCTAGTTGCTGCTTGTTGTGCCAATCCGCCCCTTGATCTTCCTGCTTGAAGAAATCTACTTTGGACAGCGGGTAATATCTTATTTTGGGCGGCTTCAATAGCAGCATTAAATCCAGGACCTCCATAAAGATAATTTCCTTGTAAGGTATTGGCTATTTCACTTTGCGCACCACGCATTAAGGGAGAACCACGAGTTGCTCTTTGTGTAACACCTTGAAGTGCCTGTTCTGTTTCTGGGGCGAATTCCGCAACGGTACTACCCGGGTAGAATTTCCGAGGATAGTTTTGCATAAAATTTTCTGCATGTCCAAGTCCAGCCATAATATAACGTTGTTGTGGTTCCCATGGGGCTTGTGTCTGTGTAACAGTTTGGAGGGGGGCAGCATTATATTGAGGTTGAGGGGATTTGCGTTTTCCCATTTATATTTCTCCTTAATAGAACTTCTTTTTTTTTAAAATCTAATTGTTTTAAAAATTTTTCCCAACCAACACGTGCAGTCGTTTCGATTGCCGCTATATCTTTATCGTGGGCCCATTCTATTAAGTCATTCATTGCTTTGATTGCAATTTTAATGTTATCTGCTTCAAATAAATAAACAGAAAGTATTTTTTTGTCGTTTATATAAACAAATTCACTGACTCCTACTCCTATTATATAATAATTTTCATCAATAACAATCCAAAGTTGTAAATAATCTTGCAAAATATCGTTATATATTTTTTCAAGTGGCGTGTTGTCGTTACTTTTTATTAAAGATTTCTTAATTCTATCTTTTATTTCAGGCCAAAAATTAAGGGCTTTTTCTTTTCTAAGTAAAATCATCCTAAAATTACATAATCAAATGTTCTATTGGTCGTTGCACTGCTAGCATGATTAATTGTGACAGTTTTATTTGCGACATCCTTAGTACCTGTAAAAATTGTTCCGTTTGCAACTTCAGTGGAAGCCTGAGATGTTACAGGATTATATAATAATATACTATTTTGTCCTAAAATTCCTGAACTTAAATTAATAACTGTTGCGGCTGTTCCTGTTGAAAGTGTAAATTGTCCGGTTGTTTCTATTTTGCCTTGCCCAAGTTGTTTAAAGCAAATAGCCGCTTGTCTTATCCAGGAATCTAAATCAGAGTAAATATTTTGAGGATAAGTATTTAATGTTTTGTTTTTTGCCAAACTTCCCATTAATATTTACCTTCGTTTGATGCTTCAATAATATCAATACCCTGTGCGTGGTTGAAATTTCCCGATGTTGTTACTCTAAATCGATGATAACGCGCATTTTCTCTTGTTGGAAAATCACCTGCGGCATTAGGGGTTTTTGGAGTACTAAAACTAACTGATTCAGAAAGATTATCTCTGGTTCCTACATAGACAGCGACACTTGCAGACCCATCAATAATAGGTCGTACATTTGTGACCATTGCGCGATTATTTTCATAAATTTGAATTTCTTGTGTGTCAATTGTTGCATCAAATGCTGTTCCTACGAATTGAACCAATTCAAAATCACTGTTTATACCTGTTAGAACGTCAAATCCGCCCTTCCAGAAACGTGAATCAAGAGAAAATGGCAATAAATCAAGATTAATATTTACATTGTCCAATTCTTCAAGTGTATACCCTGTTGTTAGGGTTAATCCGAAAAATGAAGTGGAAATACTATCACATAATGCCCATCTTTTATTACCGTTTTCAGAAAAATTGTACATAAGAACATTATCACATAGACCGTTAACACTATTATTGCTTGGAAAAGCCCACTGGACAATTTGTTTATCAAAATCTATAGAAGCATGAATTCTATTAACCCATGTTAAGTTTACATTATCAAAAAAAAATTGATTGATTTTATTTGTGCTAATTGGTATTGATTGACGGCCGTCAAAAACATAAAAATTATCTCTTCCAAGATAAAAAATAAGTTTTCCATGGACTGCAATACTTCTTGGGGCTAATAAACCACTTCCATTTTCAATTTTATCAATTTGAAAGACAACCGGAGACCCAACATAAGTCATTATATGAATAGCATAATCTCTGAAAACGACTCCTGATTCGCCTCCTATGATTGCTTGTATTTCGCCGCCTGTTTCTTCTAAATCTTCATAGTCAGCTTGCGTAACAGCTGATATAGACCAATCTTCTATATCCCCCACTGCACTCCATCGGAGCCTATTTGTGACAGCTCCATCGACCGCATCATTGATATTGCCCAATACAAGAAAATCTTTTACAACTGCCATATGACGCGCCTTAGGAGGAGTGCCAGCCAAATCAGAAAATGAGGCATTTCCTAAAGTTAAATGTTGTGGATTATCAGAATAGTTTGTGGCGACAACCCCATTTCCCCATTGAGCAAATTCCCATATTTCATCCTCAGAAACCGTATATCCTCCAAGTTGGCTTACATCCGTAAATGATGTACCGGCTTGTTGATAAATTTTAGCGGGTATGGGAACGTCTCCTACTCCTGATGTTCCAAAAAAGTTATAAACAACAGAATCATAATCTTTAATTGAAATAGCGCCTTGTACATCATCATCCATGCCTGAGGTTGAAAAAACAACAGGGGAGGGAAAACTTAAATAGCTTTTTCCTCCAGGGCGAACATTTGTAGCAATTGTGACGCCATTATTTTTAAATGGCGGTAGATCAGGAAGATATTCCCCAAATTCTATATAAGGCATTTAAAAATCCCTCGGTAAAATATCAGCCTCTCCGTCGTCCATATGATCGGTACGTGTTTTAAGAATTAAATATTGTTCTTGTTCTTTCATATTCATAAGCGCGGCGCGCTCTTCGTTATGAATGACTTCTAAATACATATTCTTCTTTGTGCGGGCCTCTATAAGAAATTGAGCTTTATCCGTGAAGTCATTTGTATCTGCCGAAGCAGATAAGTCAGCATATGTTTTACGATAGGTGACTGTGCAGGTATATGTTGCGTCAGGCACAGGATACAACCATACTCTTTGATCTGCTGAATTTTCCAATAATCCATAATATAAAGGGTCACCTTCAAATGAAGAAATATCAACATTATCAATCCATGAAAAAGGCCTTGGGATAACAGGATTATCAGAACCGTTGACGGTTATTTTAAAGTTTATGATGCTTGAAAAATTAGGGACACCGTCGGCATCACCATATGGTTTTTGACTAGGCGTTGTTGTAAAAGTTGTTCTTCCGGCGGTAAACCAGAATTTTTCATTTGAATAATAATTTATGGCTTCATTAATATATTTATTTACAGAAGTCGTTAAATCTGTTCGGTTTAGATCAGATTCTATATTATTCTTGATTGCCGCAAACGTCGCCATCTTTATGAGCCCCACTCGTCCGAAGTCGAATTACTTTTTCGACTTGTTCTTTGTATTGGTCAAAGGGCTTCCCAGTTTTTTCATTAATTAAAAACTTTGGAACTCTATGACCTTTATAATCTGTCGCGTGGACAGAGGGGCCCATTAAATTTAACCAAGGTTCGGCAAATATTACACGTTTATTAAAGTAAAATTGCCAATGATTAACATATTCACTCATTACTGTTTCTTCAAAGGCAGGTATTCCTTGAGTATAATGAATTAAATATGCATCTTCTCTTGGTTTATCATATCCTACTAAATGATTCCATGCACTAGGTAATTCACCGATTTCTTCTTCAGGTGCCCAAGATAAAACATGAAGGCCTGATGCTTGTTCAACATATTCCGGTGTTAATTTAGTGCATCTTGCATTATTGAATAACATTACAGATGCCCATTCAAATTGTTTTTCATTTTTTGAAACCATGACAGAAAAACGAGGGTCGGCTAAATCGAAAAGTTCTTTTATATCATTATTAACAAGAGTATCTGCATCTAAAAACAACGACCATCCTTTATATTGAGAAAGATATGGTGTCAAAAACCTTGAAAAAGTAAATGGAGTGAGCCCCTGTCGTTCGAGAGGTAAGGTATGCAGAACTAGAGGTGTTATAGATACAGGCACACTTGCATTTTCATAAATTGATTGTTCAAGGACGTGTAGGGCTATGGGCTGTCTATGATCATATCCAATAAAAATTTTTAATGGTTCAATCATTAGTTTCTCCCTCTACAGATTGACAGATAAGTTTTAATTCAAGACCCTGATTATGAAACATCAAAATTTCATATCCAATCGATGTTAATATATTAAGCCACCATATTGCAGGCTGTACTATCAAATGGGCATTTCTGCCATCACTGAGGAACTTTTTTGCAGGTCTTGTTGCAATAGATAAAAATATTCCTTTTTTAGATAATCTTAGAATATCTTTTAAAACACTTTCTAGGCATTCAGGCTCAATATGTTCCAATACATCCGTACAAACAACAATATCTGCCTTTGAAGGTGGATTGGCGTATTTAGGAACAGCAGGGTCATATTGTTTTATTTCAAAAGGTAAATTATGTTGAAGGGTTGATTTTCCACAACCATAATCCAAAATATCATTGGATTTAAACATATCCATAATTCTGAAAATATCTTTTAAATAACTTGCTCCACTTGTCCCATAGTGTTTATTAGAATCATGTAACTCTTTATTTAACTTCTGATATTCAGAGGTTATTAAATTTTTGTCTTGAGCAATTTGCATATATTATCTTTTTCCCCCTTGATAATATCTTTGAAATCGGTTGAATGTGGTTGCCATATATTTTTTACAGACTTAAAAAATGGTGCATCTTTTCCATAAACACCACACTGCCACATTGACTGAATAGGTGTTAATTGAATACATTTTGTTCCAACGCCGCCGGCTAGAAAAATGATTGATTGTGGCACAGAAATGATCGCGTCAAGATTATTAACAAGAGCGAGAGTATGATCATAATCATCCACAGTTTCTTGCCAATGATGAATATTAACATCATATTTTTCAAATAAATCTTCTATGTCGTGTTGGGCGGTATCTTGATACTGCAATGAAATGAATTCAAATTGATTTTTCATGTCAAATAAAGGTATCCAGTTTTCCAAAGGAAGTTGTCTGAATAATTTACCTGTATCGGCAGTGCCTCCGCTCCAAGAGATTCCTATTTTTTTCTTTTTCGATAGGTTAGATAATTTTTCTTTATAAAATTTATCTAGTTCTTTATCAGGTATTAAAAATGGAGTTCCGGGAAAATCTTCCGATTTTTTCCTATATCTGTGCATTAGTGAAACAATATCTGTATGAGCATCCGCCTGATCAAATATTTGCCAATATGCATCGTTTGATTTACGTGTTCCAAAACAATGGGATTCCGGGAAAGATTCCCTGAACATCTTCTGAAGACGCGGATGACAATCAAAAATAACTCTATTGGTTTTCATTAAATCAGGAATGGCACTTGAAAATAATATCTCATCGCCAATGCCTTGTTCCCCATAAACAATTACAGTCTTGTCAGGTGAACCGTCCCATTCAGGAAGTCTATTAGAACCATAGCCACGCCTAACCTTCTTTCCACAGGAAAATCCGTGGGTCATTCTGCTAAAACCGTTGTCATAGTCACCTTGCTCTAAACGAACAAGTGAATAATTCCACCAAGCATGGTGTTCATCATGTAATGGTTTTAATCTATTTATTAATATGTCTTCTGCTATGTGAGGTTCGCCAAGAGAAACATACATGGAAGATAAATTAATAAGATTTTCTCTTACATTTTTATCAAGTTCACGTGCTTTTTCAAATATTTCTATGGCCTTTTCTCTATAAGAACAATTACCTATGTGAAGAGACAATTTCTTATAAACCATGCCAAGATTACCAAGGACAAGGGAAGTTAGTTTATGATCATCCTTACAAAGCTCCAAGGCGCTTGATGACATTTCAATAGATGTAAAAAAATCTTCTTCAAGACGTGCAATTATACTTAGATCAAGAAAACATAAAAACAATTCAAATTTATTGTCTTTTGTTAATGTGGGATTGTGTAGAATATAGCTTTTAAATGCAAATTTAGCTTCTTCTGCATTTTCTTCATTATCTTTTAATTTTTCGCTTTTGACAAACTGGTGATATTTTTTTAATTGATTTTTATCCGGCAGATTCATTGATAGTTCCCTGTTATCAATATCAATATAAAATAAATTAATAGATAACACAATAAAAAAACCCTCTGTTTAATAGGCCCAAAAAACAGAGGGTTACATATTAAGGGGATACTTAATATGATTTAGTCTACAGCTCCGGGGACGCCGTATAAAACATGATATTTTATTACGGTAATGTCGCCTAGTGAGCTGTTAATAGCTTTACCAACAATATTTGCATATCTGTTTGTTTGAGTATCAGAAATACTTACAACATATGGTAGTCTAAGAGTATTAGTTCTTGAGGCGGCGTTTTTTGTAGCAGAAGCAATCGCTGTCGCTGCAAAAGATACGGCACCTGCTGTTGTCATGTTTCCAACACCAATTGTTACAGGACATTCGGTACCACTAGTCGAATGCCATCCGGCCATATCGAGAACTGTACAATATCCTGTTATTTTTCTAAAAAGAAAAGCGGAGGTTACTGAAGTTGCAGCAGTATATGTTATTGCGAATGTTTCAGCAATTACGCCGGTAACATTATTACGGGGTGGAGACGCATAAGCCGAAGCTGTTCTAGGTTGTGCCATTTTAATTCTCCTTATGGTTTTGCGAATGTGTTAATAACAATGGTCGCGAAATCTTTTGCATTAAAGATAGATTTCTTAAGACCCCATATCAAACCGGCAGAAACACCTAATTGATTACTATAATCGAACTTTTCTTCGGCCCAAATCGCCTTCTGACCCGTATTTTCCTGACCAAATGCGAGGAATGCAGCTTGTGCACCGCATAGTACGGCACGGTAGTTACCTGCGCCTGCGGTACCATCACCAGAGGACGTTGTAAGGGGGATACGAGTGGATTCATGTAAAACCACATTATTGTATTCACCCAATGCACCGCTATAGATAGGATTATTTTCTTTAGCACCTTGATAGATAGCCTTGGTGATATCCATCCATTGACCCGTACTTGTACTGGTCCGCATAGAACGAACTTGATACGGATGCAGCAAGCATACATATTTTTCAGTCCCATTGACCATAACAGGTTTAATACGAGGCGTAAGTGTTTTTGCTTTTGCAACGGCTGCGTCGATAGCGGTTAGATTAAAGACCGCTGAGGCCGAACCTGAACATACTGTTGCTTCTGTTGTACGCCCATCTGTATAAACAACGTGTTCTGCATCATAAGTAGTTGTTGTCTGCATACCTGTCAGATTTGTAGATGTTGATGCCCAGCCTACAACCTGATTCACAAAACCAAAATCAATGATATCTGCCATCCAATCCTGAAGGGCAAATCTTGCTTCTTCTCGAACAGAAAATGGTACACGTTGGTCAGAAATACGACCGCCTGATCTAACAGCGTTTCTTAATTGATTTATTGTCAGATTGTCAGAATAAAATTGGAGCTGCTCCTCGTTACCCTCTAATGTCGAGTCCCCCGCAATTCCAACACCGGTTAGAAGCATTCTTAAACCAACAGTGATTCTGTCTCCTGCTGATTTTTCAAGTTCGTCATAAACCTGAATGATTGATGAAGAATCTTTACCCATAAACTTATAGGCCCATGTTTGCTTTAAAGATTCACGATAAAGCTTTTTGGCCCAAATTTTTACTGCTAGTGGGTCATTTAATGGAAATGACGTATTAGCCATGATTTCACTCCGTAAAAGTTAAATTTTTCTATTACTCAGTAACGTTGAGACAACGAAAATTTAGCTCTTACACGGCTTACCGCGGGTAATCATGGTACGTTGATTAGACGAAATATGAAGACTATTCACATGCTGATAGTCTTCATATTTTAATTGTATATTATATATAAGTATTTACAAGTATTTTTTTTAAAACATTTTAGACCATGCTTTATCAAAATCATCTCCTTCAAGAGAAGCCAAAGATTCCAATGTTACTTTATTTTGTCTCCCCATTCCTGTTCTTGATATTTTAGGAGAAGACTTCATGCCTTTTTCAATAGTATTAAGTTTTGCATCTGTTTCAGAAATTTTTGAATTCTTACTATTATATCCGGCAATTTTTGAAAGATTGTAAATAATTTTTGCTGGATTTTCCCCTTTTTGTTTTGAATTCATAATGAGATTCATTTCATCTTCGTGTAAAAACTCACTGGCTTGTTGGGGGGTAAATCCACTAATTTCATATTCTTTTAGCTTAAACTCTCTTAAATAATTATAGGCATCATCATAGTCAGGTTTTTCTTTAGCAAATTCCTTTACCTTAATACTCGCCTCAGAAATAAGATTGTTTAATTTTTGTTGAGTTTGAGACTGTTGATTTTGTTGCGCCAGTGATTGATATAAGTTTTGTTGTTGCTTTACCAACATTTCATTTTGATGGCGGAGATACTCAAACGGATCGTCCTCATAGGTAGGTAAGTTATTTAATTTTTCTTCCTGCTGCTGACGATTATTAGCATTTTGCATCTGAGAAAAGATATTCTCCATGCGTTGTATTTTGTCTTGGTTTTCCTGAAGTTTTCTTTCAATATTTTTTCGTTTTTCTCGCTCCTCTCTCACAGCAGCTTTATAATTACGAACCTTTATTTCTTCTTTAGATAACGACTCTTCTTCAGAATCATCATCGTTATCTTCTTCTTCAGACTCCTCAATGCTCTCATCATCATGGGAGTCAAGTTCAATCTCTTCTTCGTCCTGACTCTCCTCAGAGTCTATTTCATTTTCGTTAGGCTCGGCTTCCATCTCCGGACCCCACTTTTCTTCCTTACTGTCACTTTCTAAAAAGCCATTAATTTCCATATTTTTTCCCTTTATTATTTATTTTTTTCTTTGATTCTTTTACTTCTCGCAATGCAATAGCGATGGCTTGCATTTTTGGACGACCACTATGAATTAATTCACTAATATTATAAGAAATCGTCTTTTTTGATTTTCCTTTTTTAAGAGGCATTATAATTTCCTTATTCCCACATGAATTGAGTGTTAATATCATTGATACCTTCCATAATAGGTTTTTGAAGTTCAATAATATTTTCAAGTCGCGCTCTTCTTTCTTTTGCAACAAACTCAGCATCTTTACGCGCTTCTGATGAATCTTCTGTCTCAGCTCTTGCATTATAATCAACAGCCATCGCATCTTCCTTGGCGGCCTTTGCATAATTAAGCTCTGTTTGAGATTGAGTATTTTCGTTCTTTATTTTTTCACGCTCAAGCATTAACTCGGACATCATCATTTCCATCTCCTTCATCCTTTGTTCCATAGGATCGGGTTCAGGTTCTTTTTGGAGAGATTCTTTCCACTTGGTAATGAGAGATTGCGGTAATGGCAAATAATCTAATGCTTCAATTGGAGGTGCAATACCCATCTGCATGAATGCAGGAAGAATTTGTTCAAGAACACCAAATGTGCGATCTTTTGAATTTGGAGATTTTGCAGATTCGTCCACTATTACATCATATTTAAAAGAAAAATCGTCTTTAAGTAATTTAACAAATTCAGGTCCACTCTCCCCCAGAATCCTGATAATTTTACCATCCGTATAATATTCCTTAACAAATTCTGCGAGAACACGACCTTGTTCTTTTCTATAAAGACGCAATGAATTAAAAAACACACTGAACGTTGTATAAACAGTTTTTAATCTCTGAATTTCAAGAATTCCCGGTTGATCTCTGTTGGCCATTCCAAGAACTTCTTCATTTAATCCTGTTGTTTCCATCATAGACTGATTTGAATAATGCATTAATGTCTCAATTCCTTGGGGATATTGAGGTGATGGCTTAGGCATAATCTTATTTAAACCACCGGATGTCATCTCTGTAATGCTTGCAGGATTCGACCACTCTGCTTTTGCTTTGCTAGGGTCCATGAATGCGGCCGGTTCTGCCAACAATCCGCCTGTGGCATTACTATTTATAATATGCAGAATTTGTGATAGCCATTTGTTTGACCATCTCTGAGGGTCCATAAGAAGGCGAAGAAGACCAAACCAATAATTTCTTTTTTTATCACGTAAGCCGGTAATTGGTAGAAGAGTCCAATTATTAATGGGGCAATCACCTTCTTCTAAGATTTGCTGTCCGTTAATAAAAATCTGTTTAAATTTTTTCCTTTTTTGTTCGACCCATCTTATGCCTAAATCTTCTATACCCTTTTTTATTTTTTTCCATTGTGGGCGAGTAACTGTTTTTAACTCTCCGTCAATATCTGTAAATCTATAGACTGTTTCTAATTCAAAATATTGATATTGAACTATATAAATATTTTGTGGGTTTTGAATATCAAAACCAGAATTTCCACGTTTGTAGGCATCCCCGGGAAAATTGTGGACAGAGGACGCCTCAAGTTCATCACTCCAAAAACTTCCTCGTTCCGGTGATTTATCAGGCCATTTTTCTTCCCATTCATCTTCCGAAATACTATGTATTCTGGCTCTCCATCTGGTATCTTTCAGATTTTTTCGTACTGCATAAGAATCATATATAATTTCATGAGGAGAGCGCGCCTCCATTGATATCTTACCGTCTAAATCTTCATCGTAGCTGATAGATGTTTCCATCCATCCAATACCTAATTTTAATGCATCTTGAAAAGCTTCTGATTCTTCGTCCTCTCCGTCACATTGAGAAACAACAAATTTAACAGCTTCATTTAAAGCATCTGCAAACTTTACATCTGTAGGTTCTGTCGGAGAGTATTTTATTTCTTGTTTATTCTGGATTTCAATACCGGCAACAGCATTTATAATTTTAACAATTTTATTAAATGTTATGACAGGTCTGCCTTCAGTTAAAAGCTTCTGTTTATCTTCTTCAGACCATTGATCACCGGCGTAAAATTCTTCTTCTTCGTCGGCCCGAGTCCGCCATTCGTTTAAATGTTTGCGAGCAAGAGAAAGTTGATTATTGATTTTTTCTATACGTGAATCTTCACTGTATGAATCTTTTTTTACGTCAATCATTAAACTCCCCATGGACTTGATAGTGTCCTCATAGATTTTTGATATCTATCTTTATTTGGATGCTCTTCATATTGACGGGGCCATACGACATTAAAGTCGGCATCAAGTATTCGTGCCATTGCATCTAGCATATCATCATATTTTGCCAAAGGAAAGGCGTAGTATTCTTCCATTAAAAAGTCTTGGATTATATTTTTAACTACACCTTCATAATTTGCTTTCATAATAGAAGATGGAAAAATGAATCTTTTGTTCATAAAGACAGCTTGGAGCCATTCAATCCTTTCTTCTTTTTTGACTTTTCCGCCTAAAGGTGTGATGGAAAAATAATAATTTTCATGGGCCATCTTCTCTTGAAAATGCTGCAAATCTGCTTGAATTCCGTAAGATTCATAACCGACATCTAAAGGCCTATATTGACGATGCAATGCAAATAGCATGTTAGATCGTTCTTCAAGATTCAATCTGTCTCTAACAGCATCTATAAGATAATAATGATTATCAGGTCCAAGACCTATAACAAGCATAATGGTATAGTCTGAATTTTTTTTCTTTGAATTTGCAGGGTCTACAACAATATAAAGATTCATTCCTTCATGATCATTTTTATCTCTAAACATAAGCCAATCTTGTTTAAATACTTTATTGCTGTCGGCAATTGGATTTAAAAGCATTTGAGAAGAAAAAGTATATAGACCCATGGAATTTCTTTTTTCGTCTAAATCTTCTTGTTTTAAAAAGATAGAATTTCCATTTGATGTTCCGTCATCTGTTGCCGAGTAAACTCTTGGGATTGTAACGTTTCTTTCAATGATTGATTTATAAGCATCATTAAAATGATAGCGTGTACCGATATATCGGTGTATTCCGCCTTCCGTACTAAGGTTTAAGGAGAGTTCCCATGACTCAAGTGTTTTTAACATCATTCCTGGCGAGCGGACGTGTTGGATAGATACAAGGTCGTCATAGACACATAAAAGAAAATGTTTACCTGTAGGTTGTCCGTCTATGATACCCCACGCTTCTATTGTCGCCTCTTTGGGGTTGGATATACGCTTCATTATCAAGCCATCATCCTCGGACCATTTAGGGGCTTCCTTGGCTGGATTTTGCCATAAGATGTCAGGAAACAAATCTTTTAATTTTTCGTTTCTTTCTAATTCAAGTTTAATCTGCCGCAGAAATCCTTTGGCTAGGGGGCGCGTGGCTGAAAAAATGGCGCATGTTACTTCTCTTCCCTTCCATTCAGGGAAAGGATTATCTCCGTGGGACGATAGTATATCCTGAATGGTTTTGGCAAATGTGATGATCGTGCTTTTATAGTGACCGCGTGCCCATAAATCTATATGTCCGTTTGGGCTCTTCTGTACTTCTCGACAGCGATCAAATAGCCAAGGATGTAGGATGTCCTTACGTGAAAATCCATACCATAGGAGAAAAAATAGGTCTGTTCGGCAAAGATGTCTTAAGATTGTTTTTTGTTTGCCTTCGTCTTCGTCTCTTAAGTTTTCCAGAAGAGTTATATATTGATCAATCTCTTTATTCATCGGAATCGTTTTCAATTCCATCCTTTACTTGTTTCAATATCTCAATTTGTTGTTGAATAATTTCCGGAGAAAGATTTTTATCGTATGAATGAGAATGCTCAATCTTGGCAACAGTTAATCCCCATACGTCTGGATACTTAGCCTGTAAAATACACTTAGCTGCTTGCCATTTATTTTCTATAAACGCCGCATTTGATATGATTGACTCTAAATTCTCCATGTACATCAGACGAATATCATCTATCTTTTGTTTGAATTCCTGGTCTGTTGCTTGCCAATGATAAAATGTAGAATGATGAATGTTGAGAATCTCACATGTTCTCGTAAGATGAAGATTACATTTAAGGAATATGTCTGGAAATTTTAATTTTTCTATTTCTTTTGTCATTTAAAAAGGTATGGTAGGCGTCGCGCATTGAAGATCAACCCAAACGATGCAAAAATGGACAGAAGGCGCCTACCAATCTCTTAGCAGCCTGAGCCTTCGTACATTATTTTTTCTTTCATGACGAGGCTATTGCCGACATTTTTTGAGGGTTTTGATTTTGGCGCTTTATATTTTTTCATACTAACCTCCCGAGCCGTATTTAAAAAGAGAAATGAATCCCATATAAATAGCCTATCATTGTTTTAAAAACATTGTCTAGCTATATTTATTAAAAATTAATAGTTGACTAAAATTAATTATATTTTATATTCAGCGCCAGAGGGGAAATTACCGGGATGTAATTTCTTCTCGACCATCTTGATTAAAATGGAATTTCATCATCCATCTCTCCTAATGGTGGCAATTTATACTCATAATCTGCGGGTGTTTCTTTCTTAACATATTCTTTTTCATTTGATTTATTACCCAGAAGAAGAAGGTTACCGCCGAAGCGCGGAAGGATAATTTCTGTTACTTTTTTTTCTGCTCCCGTATTATCTATCCATGTACGTGTTTGAAGTTTACCTTCAATATAGATTCTATCTCCCTTTTTAATATGATTTTGAGCAACATCACAGAATAATTCGTTGAATATAACAATCCTGTGCCATTCGGTCCTTGATTCATATTCATTTGAAGTTTTGTTTTTCCATGATTCTGATGTTGCCATGGTAAAATAGACGACTTTGTTACCTGATGATGTTGTACGTGACTCAGGAGTCTTTCCAACATTTCCTATGAGAGTAGTTTTATTTAATGAATAAATCATGCTTCCTCGTAAAATGGATTGTGTAGATAATTAATAATATCAGTATACATTTCAAACATTCTAACAAGGCGATTTCTTACTGTTGTAAATGACACTCCGTAGATATTATCTCTGCTGTTAAGTTCGTATTCTTCAATTTTTTTGAGTTGTGCGGAAATATTTTCTTTTCTAATTAAAATTTCTTGTATTACGTCGTTTTTAGAAAATTTTCTATCCAAACAAAATCTGAACAAGTTTTTAAATTCTTCATATTGCCTATCATTCATAGCGTTGTATTTCCCTCCCTACTCCATATAATGATCGACTGTCAAAGCTACAACAGAGTATGACACTTCATCATTCTTATTAACATCACTATATACATTTATTTTTTCTTTAAGGGTATGATCAGGAAAAAGATTTGATATAACCGAGCTGACCATATTTTGTAAGTCTGTAATTATTTTCTCTTGAGTTTGATAATCAGTTTCTATAATTTCTTTTATTGGTAATGCGGTCATTATTCCCCCTGTTTTCTGACTATTTATTAACCAAATCTTCTTCCCCTAGCAATATACCGTCATAACGCTCAAGTTGCTCTGTAAGCTCGTTAATAAGCTTATATGAATAAGATACCTTTGATTCAACGGCCATTAACTCAAGTCTTACCTCTCTCAGTATATTCATAATGTCACTGTTTGCATTAACTATTTTTCTCGAGTTGTAGAGCATTCTTTACCTATAATTTATCAACTATTTCTCTGAAATTCTTTTGTAAATCTTGTAAATTGCTACCCTCGTATGGTATCCCCTCAATGGTTCCGGAGAACATCCCGTATCCGTTTGAAAAAGTAGCAACCCCACGATATCCTTTGTATTTTAGAACTAATTCTGCCTTCTTATTGTCCTCGGTCAATAAAAATAACTTATTTATACAGTTTAAATAATCCTCAACGTCCATTTGAAGTTTTTTATATTTACTTTTAAGTACAAACATCTATTATTACCTGTTCAATTTCTATAAGATTTTAGTAATAAGACGTAATCTTGTTATAAACTCTTCTCTAGAACTAATACCGGTATTTTTTAGGTATTGGTCTATAGAAAACATTTTGTCGTCTGCCGCCAACATTTCTACTGTTAATTTCTCTATTTCAATTAGGTGATTTATTATGTTTAATTCATTAGTTTCCTCTTTTAGGAGTCTTTGATGAACCTTAATAATATCATTTAGTGTATTCCTCTGCTTATTATATAACATAAGCAGCTCTATACAATTGTTTTGCCGGTCATCCATCGGTTTATCAGCACAAATCTTTTGCTTGAGCTTTTCTTGCTTTTTAAGTTGACAAGGGTCTTTACCGTCTGCAATTTGCTGGCGGGCTTGATCTCTCTTGTCACGGGCTTCTTTAAGAGACACCTCAGGATATATGCCAAGCGCAAGCAACTTCTCTTTTCCGCCATAATAATATTTAAGGCGCCAACACTTTCCTCCACTGGGTGTTACAAGCAAGTACATCCCCCTACCATCTGTAACTTTATACTGTTTGCTCGCTGGTTTTAGGTTGCGGATGTCTGTATCTGTTAAGGCCATTTTTAAATTTTTCTCTCAGTGTGTCTTATTCATTATTTATGATGTCCAAGCTCTTCTTGCTTCTACGAACGATAACAACCTCAGGCCCAAACCTTCTTAACCTAGTTTCACGATAATTGCTTATTTTTGGCTTATGACTTCTATTGCGCTTACAGGTGCTTAAATCGATAGAATATGATTTTTGAAGACCCTTCATTAATTCATCAATAGTAGGTTCAACATTGTTATTCTCTACAATCGATACCTTCAATGGTGACCCATTATCGTCATTGTTAGGTTGAGCAGACGCATGTAAGTCATAAGTCAAAATAGAGCTTAATATTATAGATGTTGTTAATAATTTTTTCATGTCAGTCAAAAATCCTTATGCGTTGTTTAATCTCTTTAACTTTCTTGGTGCGAGATAATTTTGTTGGTTCAATCTTTGGTAATTCTACAAGATTAATATCATTAGAGTTAGCTATTAAATTATGATCTTCTACATATCTGCTTATTTTGAGACACTCGTCTTCAAGATTAATATATTGATTAGATGCCTCGCAGCTATCTGCGGATATAGTAGTTCCTGCTATAAAAAATAAAGCTAATTTAATATGTTTGTTCATTTCTGCTCCATATTCTGTCATTGTTGGGTTCATTTTTATTTAGGATGGTACTATCCAACAACAAGCATCCTATATCAACAACAAAATGCCGGCAGCTTACATGTTTTAAAAATGATGTTAAACATCATCCTCCTGAATTAGTTCACCCTCTGATAAACTCATCGTTTCATCATCTAATCTTTCCTTTATTGCATCAAAAGCCTCAATAACAAATTCAATTATAATTCCCTTAGCTTCTTCCACATAATCATCACGCGCCAGAGGGGTATGTTTCATTTCTATTTTTACATGAATCATAAATGGTGAATTTTCATATTTTAACACGTCTGATATAAAAATAATTCCAACCAAATGTGTAGAAGGACATACACTAACAATTTTATCATTTAGGGCTACCCCATGTGACTTAAAAAGTTCTTCAGATAGAATTTTAATAGCAGGAGAATTATAAGCCCAATCATTTAATTTATCTTGTGCTACCGAAATATGTTCATTCATCCAGTTTGACATTGATTTTGGGAGGAGCTCATCCATAAATTTCTGTGCCTTTTCTTCAAATTCCATAGGTTCTTTGTTAATCTTCATATTCGTATCCCTTCTAGTGAGTTTTCATTAAATTTTACAAGATGATTTCGTTGATTTTTGAGAATATCCATCTCCGGTGAAGAGAATGATATCTCAGTTAAAGGGTAATGTATTTTACCATACCAATCTAAAAACGTATTTAAAGCCTCTCTATGGGGTCCTACGGATTTAAATGATAGTAGGTCGCGCCAAGTACGGTTTGGCCTCTCAGTGACCTCGAGGGCGTGAATAAACTCTATTTCGATGATGAGGGGAAGGTCATAGTTTCTTTTATTGTCTTCGGATTTTTCCAAGAACTCTAGAAATTTTGATTTTACATATTCCTTACTATTGCCAAATAGTAATTTTAGTAATTGCTGTCGATGCTGGTTTTTCTTTCCACTAACATGAGCAGCATGCTCGGCTTCAATAATTTCAATTTGCTTGGTCAGATGTTCCAATCTATCGCCTACGGTGAAATGTCCGTCTAATATTTTTTCAATCATACTCGGATTGCAAGCCCTCTGAAAAGTAAGACGCTTGAAAAACTTGTTGTTTGCTTCCTCCATAAGAAATCTCGATGATAAAATGGCCAAACAATAGGATTCAAACTTGGTCTTATCCAATTTAAAGTGAGATTTAAAAACTCTTCCTGCGTTAGCCAAAGAAGTTTGTGAAGGCTTATCAGAAACCTTTCCAAAAACCTTATTCCAAATTTTTAAAGCTTCCCCTCCATCCTTTATTTCCATCTCGTCAATCCTAGGGGGGACTTTAGGGGGGTTATTATATATATCTTTATTAGGTCTTTCTTTATGCGCCATTATGGCACATCGCTCCTCTGCAATATCTGGTTTTGAGCCAAAGTGTGTTTTCTGAGGTGGATTTTTGTTGAGTTTTTCAGGTTTATTTAACGATGTGCCATTTTGGCTAATCGTTGGATAAATAGGAACATCTTCCTTTTCCCTAAGTGTCTTTTCTAGAAGCGGTTTATTGCTGTAGAGAGTTTCTAGCATCCCTTTGATGCGGTCAATATTTACTTCATAATGGCAGATAGTATTCGGCCCTTTTCTACAAGTGGAAATAAGACCTAATTTTAGAAGCTGACTTTTTGAACGTGCTAGCGTGCGCTTGGATAATTTTGTTTCATTCATTAAAATATTATCTGATTTATAGAATTCTTTACGAAAATAGTTCCAATGATAGTGCAATTGTGTTATCAGAATAGCACCAGAGGTTGTACTTGTTATTAATAGGGCCCATTGTCTTAAAGGGATAATTGGGTCGACCAAAAGGTCGGAAGTGAGATCGTAGTTTGAATTCATTTTAGTTCCTTTCTGTAAATTGGTTGCGGGAATGAAATTATAATTATTCATCTTTTAATTCCTTTCTTTAGGTTGTTTATTAATATAGGGCACCAGAGGTTGTATTTGTTATTAATCTAGCCCGTTGTTTTAACGGGTTGATTGAATAGACTAACTTGAGTTTATTCCTTTCTT